CTCCAATGACTAGTCTAAAAACTAGTATTAAGACTATCACTTATTTAAGTGATACTGGTTGTCTGGAGATTCAGGGGGCCAGTCTAGAATGATAAGAACGCCGCCAATAACTCTAAACAAACACAAATGGTGAACGGTACTTTTATCTATTGGTTGAACCTCAACACGCCGGGGAACCTTCGCGGTATCACAACACGCTGTGTTCTGTTAGATGAGGTCAGTAGCTGCGAAATCACTGATGAAGGGAACCCAATCAAACTGGCAGAAGCACGTACCAGTACCTTCGGTAGTGACTCACTGGTGGTTGTATCTTCCACGCCATTGTATAAAGACGATTTAATCAATGCTGAGTACAACCTCAGTGATAAACGTAGGTACTTTGTTACTCACACATGCGGTCATGAATATACTTTTGAATGGGAACAAGTAGCGTTTGAATTTAAGCAATTAGAAAATGGTAGATCCATTCCTGATAGTACTACTACTCGTTTGTTATGCCCTCATTGCAATGAGGGAATAGATGAACATACACGGCATCAGATGGTTGATAATGGTCGATGGATTGCAACTAATCCAGATGGGGAACCGGGTGTAGTAGGGTATCAAATCAGTAGAATGTATTCACCTCTGAATACTATTACTGAAATGGTTTCAAAGTTTGCTGATGCTCTATATAACTTCAATCTTCAAACCTTTTACAATAACGAATTGGGCTTGCCATTCGAAGATGAGTATCAAAAAGAATTAGATATTCTCCAATTAGAATCCCTACGAGAAGATGAATTTAACCTTTATAAAATTCCTGAAAGTACCTTAGCGTTGTGTATTTCAGTTGATCAGCAGGGTGATAGGCTGGAAAGTCTGCTTTTAGGTTTTGATGAAAAGAACATTTATGTACTTGGGCATGAGTTTTTCTACTCCCACGATTGTACGAAGATTGAAGCCCCAGCTTGGAAGGATTTAGATCAGTTTTGCCGTCAGGATTTCAGTACTGTATCAGGTCGCATAGTACCTACACTGGCTGTGTTCATTGATGCAGGGAACGGTAACGCTACGGATACTGTGAAAAAATTCACTACACGTTGGAGTAAGTATCATCCGATCAAGGGTAGCAGCTCCACTACTGGTGAACTATTCAAGACCAGTACTCAGGCGGGGTACAAACTACAGATCCTAAACGTACATGAACAGAAGAACACGATACGCCGCCTCCTGAACCTGATGCTATCCAGTGAGGCAGATAACGCCCCGGTTAAGCTCCGCTTCAGTAGTACCTTACCATCAGATTTCTTTGAGCAACTTTCAGCAGAGGAGTTAAAACCCGCTGGTGGTAAGTTGGTATGGCGATTAAAGAAAGGTCAAAGAAGAAATGAGGCTTTAGACCTAATCTGTTATGGAATGATCGCCATAGCATATGCCCAATCAAAATTAGGTACTCAACCATTCAGGAAGTTACGCGATTATAAAGCACAGGAAACCACTAAATACGAGATAAATAAAGTAGAAGAACCAAAACCAGAAACAGTACAAAAACCAAAACGGAATAGACGTACTGGAATGGGATCAAACTGGTTCGGTAAAAGATAAGGATATCAAAAATGACACTTCTACCAGAAAAGATCTACATGGTATCGAATCCCATGGATCTAACGGTATTAGTACCCGCTGCTACTATTCTTGTTATTAGTTTTACATCATCTGGAAAAAGTACCTCATTAGATAATTTAAATGGTAGTACTTCAAAAGAATTTACGGTTGTATTAGATATGAGTACAGCACAGGAATTACTATTCTGTACTCAAATATCTAATGGTCAAACCAGTACTTTTACTTCTGAAGTCATTAATCCATTACTTTATACTTCTGAGTACTCCCAATTAAAACAGATGATCAGTGAAATTGATCAGGTTATAGCTAATAAAATTGCAGGCGGTGCTAATTACTCAATAACAATTAATAATAAGACTCTTGTAAGTGAATCATTATCATCGCTTGAATCAATGCGGGAACGCTATGTAAAACGTGCTAATGCTCTATTTGTGAAAATGAATGGCGGTACTTTCTCTAATGGCGGTAAACCAATCAAGAGTATTACGGTTTTCAGGCCTAAGCCAGGGAGTACACGCTAATGTTCTGGAATAAGAAAAATAAAAATTCAGAAACTAAACCCAAGAAGATTAAACAGGAACGTTCCTTAAAACAAAGTACCTTAAAACGAGATCTACAGGCAGTACGCAACACATCAGTAATGAACTTCGGATTCAATTCAAACTCAGGCAGCAATATCAACTTCCTTCTGATGAAAGCACTACCTACCTTCAGGGCTTTCTCACGTGATGCAGTACTTAAGAATCCTATTGGTCGTAAGTACATGAACCTATCGGTAGATGGCGTTGTAGGCTCTGATGGCCTGTACGTTAAACCTTCAGTAGAGATTGACGGTACTGAAGAAGAAATCAACGGAATCAATCTAACCTTGGAAAAGCTCTTTGACCGTTGGGCATATGATGCTGATCGTTTTAGTGTTGATGGCTCATTAAGTTTTGACCTGTTTCAGCAGAACGCAGAGAAGGTAAGGGTCCAGGATGGTGAATGCTTTATTCGTATACACAATATTAATAATACCATCAAGTTAGAAATTCTCGATACGGTTCGTTTGCTTCAGTTAAATAATCAACGTTTGAGTAATGGTAATTATATTAGTAATGGTATTGAATTTGATAAATGGCATAAGCCAGTTAATTACTATTTCTGTAAATTCGATCCTGTTACCTATACTTATATCACTGGCGATTATGAAGTAATTCCCGCTGCGGAAATCTGTCACTACTTTATTGCTGATCAACAAGGCCAGGAACGCGGATTGCCGGACATGGTTGCAACTTCCAAATTAATGGAAGATCTCAAGAACTTCACTGAGGCTGCGTTAACTGCGAAACGTGTATCTGCATCGTCAATGGCTTTTATTACCAATAATAACGACACTACCAGTACTGATCTGTTAGGGGCTGATGAACGAGAAGAAGTTACACCAGTATATACAGAGTATTTTGAAGCTGGCTTTATTGGTGAGTTAGCCGAAGGGCAGGATATTAAAACTGTTACACCTACTAATGGTGTTGATGGGATTGATCAATTTACCAATGAATTGATGAATCAGATCTCGATGGGTCTGAACATAACAAAGCAAGCCTTATTATCTGATACATCCAATGCTTCATTTAGTGCAAGCCGACTTACTGAGAAATTACAACAAACTACATTCCGTACCCGTACTAATGTACTAATCAGTAAAGTACTTAAACCAATTTATATCGCCTGGTTAAAGAACGAAATGCTAAATAACAATAAGTTAAATCTAAGTTTCTCGAGCTTTGATGATCTTATTTGTGCTCGGTATATTTCTCAAAAGCCAATTAGTTTAGATCCTGTAAAGGATATACAGGCTGAACTACTCCAGTTAGAAGCAGGTATTAAATCTAAAACACAGGTTATTGCTGAGTTAGGCGGTGATCCAGTGAAGGTATTAGCAGAGGTACAGGCAGAAAAGGATAAAGAAAATAAAAACAAGGAAGTAATCCAGGATGGAAATGAAAAACCAGAAGAGGGAACTAACGAAACCCCTACAGGCGATTAATACAGAATCGCGTACCATCGAAGTAGCGTTTTGTTCAGAAACCCCTGTAGAACGTGAAATCAACGGTCAAATCTATAACGAAATTCTTCTATGTGGTTCCAGTAACGCAGACCTAACCCGCCTTAATAACAATGGGGCAGTACTCTTTAACCATAACCGTGATGATCTTATTGGTGCTGTAGTTGATGCACGAGTGGATGCTGATCGCGTTGGTAGAGCTACATTACGAATTAGCAGTACCGCCAACGATGAATGGGAAATGATTCAGGAAGGCGTACTAACCCATATTAGCATTGGCTATAACATTAATGATTATCAAATTGATGGTAATAATATCTATGTTACCAACTACGAAATTTATGAAATCTCATTAGTAACAGTACCTGCCGATCCTACCGTTGGGGTAGGTCGTTCAATGGACTCACAACTTGCATTGAAATCACTAAATAAAGAAGGTGAAACAATTCAAGAGGGTCAAATGGATATGGATAATCCAGAAAACGAAAAGGAATCAATTGTTGATAGTACTGAAGAAGTAAATGAAACAATTGAAGAGGCATTAGTAGAGCCATCGGTCGAATATGCAGAAGAAATCAAACAAGAATTAAGTGATGAAGAACTTTTAGAAATTATCTCTACTCGACCTGATTTGCTCAATAAAGTACATGGTGAAGAACCAGAAAGTATAAATAGTACAGAAGATACTGAACGTGTTCGTGAATTAGAAGCACTCGGTAAAGTACTTAATATTGATGTATCTGAAGCAATTGAAACAGGAATTTCAATTTCAGATTTCAAACGTCAATTGAATGACATTAAACAAAATCCTCTTCATGATAAGGAAATCAAAGAAATGGATAATAAAAATCTATTAAAAGATATGGTACGTGCCATTAAAACTGGCGATAAATCTGCTCTTGAAGCATATGAACGTGGTATTAATGGTTTTGTACGTGCGGCTGTACCAAGTACTAATACTACTACCGCTGCTGGCGTTGTAGCTGATGACCTACAAGATCAATACATTCCAGAACTACTAAAAATTTCTGCACTTGGTGAACTAAACACCACTGTTTATTCTGGCCTTGCAGGTCGCGGTACTCTAAGTATTCCAAAAGCGGCTGGTGTATCTCCGGTATTTAAATTCTATGGTGAAGCAGAAGCACAGGATGATTCTATTGCAAGCTTTACTAAAGTAACCCTAAGCCCTAAAGCTTTTGGTGGTGCTATTCCACTATCCAAACAAGCAATTCTAACGGCTCCAAATATTGAATCATTTGTACAAAGTGAACTACTACGGTATGCCGCTCAGGGTCTTGAGCAAAATGTAATGGATAAAGTAGTTGCCGCTGCTCCGGTGTTCAATGTTGAAACTGCTGGTTCTATTACTCTTGAAGATGTTCAGGGTGCAGTAGCGAAGCTGGCACAGGCTAACGTTGATATGCGTGGCGTTAAAGCTGTTATGAACGCTAAAACCCTAAGTACCCTACGTCAGATTGCAGTACTTGATAACACTGCTGCTAAAGCAATGGTTGAAGGTTATCGCAGTACTGAAATGTGGCTTGCTGATGAAGTACGTGTAGTGATTTCTGAATTCGTAGCAGATGGTACTATTCTAATGGGCGATTTCTCCAATGTAATTCTCGCTAATTGGGAAGGGCAGGAAGTAGATTATGACGATACATCCTATCGTTCAAGTAACACTATCGTATATCGCGTATGGGATTACTCAGATATCGCACTTGCACACTCTGAAGCTTTCGTAAATATCGTTATTGGTAAAGCAGAATAATAAGGATTAGATAATGAGAGTATTTAAAGATACGCAGTGTGATGCGTTTCTAAATGCTTTCGGTCAGTCTATCCAAACTTGTACGGGAAGTACTTTTACAGGAATAGTAGAAGTACTTCCCGTTTCTATTGAGGCGGCAGGTGGATTTATCGAAAGCGTGGAAACATACCTAACAATCAGAAAGGACGATCTAATAACCGCAAACGTGGCAATTGGTACAGTACTAATCATTGATGGTGTAAACCAGACAATCTATAACATTGAAGATGATCTATCAGGTATGGTTAATTGCTATTTCCGTACTTCTGCTGGTGCTTCATTTGCAGAGGACTACTAATATGATGTTAGTACAAAAAGTACGGAATACGATGAAGCAGCTTATCAATGCTACTAAGAATCTGACAGTATCACGTGATGTTGATGTATTTGAACAAATTGCTTTTGATTACTCATTAACGAGTTTAAGTTTCAGCAATGAACGCCGGGCAGGTAACTTTGCAATTCAGTATCTGATTTCCCCTAAACCAGAATCAGGTAATACAGCCCCATCCATCACTTATGATCAGATTATTAGTACTTTTGATAAAGAGAAAACTTCAGCATTCAGTGATGCAGGTTTAATAATGCTTTCGTGTTCTTATGAACAATCCGATATTGTCACAGATCCTATAACTGGCTCGGTTTCCCTATCCTTTACGATAAATATTCAAGTTACGGAAAAGACAAGATAACTAAAAGGATATAAAGGATGAGTGATATTTTCTCAGGAAGAGAATTATCAGTACAGTATAATGCTGATATTGGTAACAGAACACCACAGGGAGCAGGCAATGTAGTAATTAAACAGATTAATACTTTTCCAACCTTAACAATAAATTCAGAAGCAAATAATTTTGAAACGTATGATAGTGATTACAGGACAGTACTACTATCTGATAAATCAGTAGCACCATTTGATATTGTAGTTAACTACCTACCTGATGATCCTACACATCAATTCTTGGATAATGCCGCTAAGTCTCAGCAGCTTTTCCAGATCATCATTCAGTACCAGATGAATAAGGATGAAAATACCATTACTTATGCGATGGTGAATGGTTATATCACCTCTTATAAGTTGGACGGTGATAAAGGTTCAGTAGTAACCAAGGCATACAGTTTTGCCCCACATGATGTGATCGCACGTGCAATGACCATTAACGCACTATCGCCAATCTATCAGGGGGACTACGGTTTAGGTTCGAACACTACGGATGTACCTCAGTACTCACCATCAGTACCTACGGGTAACAGCTTCATCAAAGTACCATCATCTCAAGCAGGCAATCCTGCCGGGGCGGATCTGATGGGAGTAGGGCTTGTAGATGGCACTACTGTAAGTTCTCTTGCGATGACAAAGACGGGTACTCTAAGTATCTATGCAAAGAACGCTACAACCGCCTGGACACGCATATATACCGCTACACAGATGGACGGGCGATACGTACCCCTTACACGTACCATCAACGGCCATGCACTCACGGCCAATTTAGTACTGAACAGTGAAGATACAGGTTCAGTACCTGATACACGTACTGTGAATGGTAAGCCTCTAAGTGAGGATGTAGTACTTACCAGTACTGATACCGGCTCTGTACCAGATACACGGACAGTTAATGGTCATGTACTCAGTGAAGATATAGTACTGAGTAGTGAAGATACAGGTTCAGTACCTGACACGCGTACAGTGAACGGTCATGTACTTAGTGAAAATGTAGTACTGAGTAGTGAAGATACAGGTTCAGTACCTGATACACGTATGGTCAACGGTCATGTACTCAGTGAGGATGTAGTACTTACCAGTACTGATGTTGGCTTAGGGAAGGTTACAGATGATGCCCAGCTTACGATAGCAGGTAATCTAAGTGATCTGGGGGACGTGGAAGAAGCACGTATTAACCTTGCTGTTTACTCAATGGATGAAGTAGATGCAGAGGTAACGGCTTTAGCTGACAGTATTACTTCCCTTGATTCCGCTTCCATGAAGAAAGCGAGTAACCTTTCTGATCTATCCAGTCTCTCTACAGCACGTACTAACCTACAGGTGAACCGTTTGACTCAGGGTGCTACGTACACCGATCTGATGAGTAATGACCTGACTAACCGTATCCGAATTCAGGATAACGGGGCATGGGGTGCAAGTACTGGTACTGGATGGATTGCTTTAGGTATAGGTCAGGGGGGGACAGGGGCTACAGATGCTTTGAGTGCTCGCCTAAACTTTCAGGTGGATCGCTTTAATCAAGGTAGTAATTTAACAACTATTAAATCCGCTGATTCTTCCGCTGCATTAGTGGTTTATGATGGAGGGCAATGGGGTTCAGCTACATATATTGCGGGTGCTTTCACTGGCTGGAAAGCATTAGCAATTCCGCAGGGCGGTACTGGTGTTAAGACTCAGGCTGAGTTATGGCCTGCGATTCGTCCTACGGGTGCAACTTCTTTAGCAGGAGATCCTGTCTCTGATTCTGACGCGACTACCAAACGCTGGGTTGAAAACTTGCTGAGTAGTCGTACTTCAGTTAGTCCTCAATGGGATGTTATTGCTTCTTCCCCTTCCTCTACGGCAATTGGTAGTTATGTAACTGGAGGGCGTATTCGTTCGATATGCAACATTGGTACATCAACTGAAATATCTGGTGGTTTTCGGGTTGGTAAAACGATGGGACAGACTGGACAGGCTGATCTCACCCTTTTTATTTCTGAAAATGGTGCAGAGGATAAACTATGGGGGCTAAAAGGGCCGACTGGAACGATCCTAACTGATGTTCAATCAGGATGGATGACTAATACCGCTGTTTCGGGACCGACAGATGCCAATACCATCACCTTTAACGGTATGTATGCAGGGCCAGGTGACTCAGGTATTAACTATAGTGAAAAATATTCCCCTTTATTGCACATGCAAAGATACCCAGGGGCAAATCGCTCTCAGCTTCAGATAGACGGTGGTGGTACTTTAAGAGTACGAGGCGGGAACGGTACAACATGGTTTGGATGGTTAGTAATGCAAGCTCAAGGTACATCAGGTCGTGAGTTTAAAAGAGACATAACTCCAGCAAATCCAGTTGAAGCATTAGATCGGATAATGTCACAAGATTTAGTAACGTTTATCTACAAGGATGATGAACAAGAAAGGGTTAGGTTTGGTGTTATCGCCGAAGATGCTGAGTTGACTGCTCCGCAGTACATTAAGCATGATGAAGAAACAGTTGAAATAGAAGGGGAGATTGTCACTCGTGATCATCCACGTGTTGATTTAAATCCAATAGTGATGGACTTGATGGGAGCTATTCAAGCCCAACAAGAAGAAATTAATCAGCTAAAAGATTTAGTACAACAGCTATTAAATAATAAATAAATATAAACGGGGTGAACGGATTCACTCCAATAAAATTTTCTTATAAGGATATAAAACTATGGCTATGGATATTTTTTCCGGTGCTAACCTTACTGTAGAAGTAGGTTCAAGTGCTGGTAAAACAGTTGCTACTGACTTTGTAGAAGTACCAGAGGTAAACACCTTCAGTACTTCAGGCTTTGAAAGTACTGTAATTAGCGTAAAAACATTCAATAATGCTTATGATCGTAAGCTATTGGGTACTAAGTCAATCCCGGACATTTCTCTTGCAGTTAACTACTTACCAGATAATGCAGTACATCAGAATTTAGAACAACTTGCAGACGATCAGAAACGTTGTCAGGTAAAACTAAGCTATTTTACCGATGCAACTAAAAAAGAAGGTTTCTTTGTAATTTATACCTGCTTTGTTTCAAGTACCACTATCGGTGGTGATAAAGATGAAGTAGTAACTAAGACTTTCACCCTTGCAGTTGATGGTGAAGCAATTGATTCAGGTCTGATTACTCCAAAACCAGAATCGGGCGAATAATAATAAATAAAGGGAAGGTGCTCAACTTTCCCTTTTTTATTGGAGATGAAAATGAATTTAAACGAATTGAAGAAAAAACTACAACCAGAATTAAAACCACATGAAGTAATGGGTGAAATCATCTTTATTCATCGTCCAAATGGTCAGGATTTCCAGAAATGCACTGATGTGGCTAAAACTCTAATCCTATGTGTAAAAGATGAAAATGGTGATCCTATCTTCGCAGAAGAAGATATTGATGGACGAATTAATGTTAACTCTATTGATTTTGTAATCCAGAATGAAATTTACTCAGCAATTATTGCTTTAATCAATACTGCGAAACCTGTAGATGAAGTAGAAAAAAAGTAAGAGGTGATATCGAATTAAAGTACTTTTGTAAGATGGTTAACAAAAGAGGCTTATCACCTGAAGAATACTTTAGTTTAGATCCTGATGTACTCAATATGCTTATGATCTACGATACTTTTATAGAACCATCCGGTACGCAGATTGAAATGATGAAACATGCGTACCAGTGTTACTACACCACTATCAGTAATGGCAACCTAACACCAGAAGCAAGGAAAAGTATCAAGGTACAGGATTTTGATTTTCTTGATGTGCTTAGTGATAGTACTAAGAGTACTTCAGAGAAAGCTGAAGAAAGAAAATTAAAAACTAAAGAGGCTCAATCCAATGATATTAAATCTATAGGGGAGTTAATTAAATCTCAGGTATTAGGAAAGAAAAAGAATGGCAAATAATAATAGAATACGTGTAGATATTACGGGTGATTCTTCCGGTTTACAGCGTGCTTTAAGGTCTGGTACTGAATCATTAGAGGAATTTGGTAGTACTGCTGGTGGCATTGTTGAAGAGTTCACAGGCCGAATAACTGGTATGGCTGGCGGGTTCGGTACTGCTATGACCGGGATCGCGGGTGCTGCGGCTATTGGTATTGGTGGCCTGGCAGCATTAGTAGAATCATCACGTGAATATGTGCGTGAAATGAACCAGATCAGTAAGAGTACCGGATTGTCCGTGGTTCAGTTACAACAGCTATCAGCGGCGTTTAGTGGCCTCGGTCTTGAGATTGATAAGTTTGGTGATTTCAACAAGGATACCTTGGATAAGCTCGGTGATGCTTTTCGTGCTGGCGGTGGTGTATCCGATGATCTTAAAGAATATGGACTCAACCTACAGGACTATAACAAGTACTTAAAACAGGCTGATGGTGGTATGCAGGCTGTGATCCACACCTTTTACGCCATGCGTGATGCAGGTAAATCACAGAGTGAAATAGTTAACGTAATGGAAACGTTAGCCAGTGACTCAAGCCACATGATTAGTACTCTTCAGCAGTTCAATAATGAGGCTCAAGCTACAGCCTATATCCAGTCACAAAATGCTGAAGTAACTAATGATGCTGCTGAAAAATATGCTGAATTCGATAAAAACCTTGGGAAACTTACTACCAGCATTAAAGGTACTATTGCTGATGGCCTATCACCTTTAGTTAATGCCATGAACAGTGTCTATGATGCTGCAAATCAAAAACCTCACGAGGCAGGTTTGTTTGAAGATCTGAATGAACGTATTAAAACTTCCAAGGGTTCTCTACAGGATATGTTGGATATCTGGGAAAAATTACGTACAGCAGGGGCATTAAACTACCAGGGTGCAGCACTCAATACTGGCATCATGGATGATAAGGGCAACAAGGGTAATGAGTTCGCTCAGGCTAAGGCACGTTTAGAAGAACTGGCAAACAACCTAAAGTCCGATGTTGCGGTTGCTACCGCTCCTACTGGCGGATGGGTTGATCAGGCAAAAGAAGCTGAAGATGCAGCGAAGAAGTTAGAACAACAACGTAAACAGGCAGAAGCGGCACAAAAGGCGGCAGATGCAAAACGCCTACAGGCTCAACGTAATCTGGAAGCTGCTCTTGCTCAAGTTGGGGAAGATGGTTTTCAGGTACGTCTACAGCAGTTCGACAGACAACAAAAGGCACTTCTTAAAACCATCACCGATAGTGCTCAAGTACTCGGTATCAATCCTGATGAAATGCTAAAGAACGCTACTGCATATGGTGCTAAACAACGTACTGATTTACTGAATTCAATGGTTGGTTATCAAGATCCTAATCAGGGTCTGAAAGATACCAATGCTCTTATTGGTTCCGGTCTACTCAATGACAATCAGAAGGGGTATCTGGCACAGCAACAGAATCAGCGTATCAATGGTGGTAATCCATTAGCCTATAACGATACCGATCAGAAGTTGAAAGATAACGCTGATGCTATGAATGCTGAACTTCAGCAGAATGAGTTGTTGCTGAAAGGCCATGAGGACTATGAGAAACGTAAAGCTGAGATCACGGCAAAGTACAATGCACAGGCCATCCAAATCAGTAACCAGAATGCACAGGATCAGTTAAGTATCTTCTCAAGTACTGCACAGTCACTATCACAGGGCATGGTTGATGCGTTTGGGGAAAGTAGTGGGGCTGCACAAGCTGCATTTACCCTAAGTAAGAGCATAAGCATTGCACAGACAGTACTTTCAATTCAGTCAGCATTGGCCCAAGCACTCGCTACCCCTTGGCCAGCTTCATTGGCAAACTATGCACAAGTACTTTCACTTGGTATGTCGATTATTAGTACTGCAAAGGGTGCTGCTGCTGGTCAGTTCCATGGCGGGGTAGATGAACTACCAGCAAGTTATGACAACAAATCATTTGTACTTAAGCAGGGCGAGAGAGTGGTGCAGCCTGAAGCGAATAAGAAATTAACAGCATTCTTGGATAAACAAGAAGGTGGAAGTACTTCAGGTGATATTACCGTTAACGCACCATTGATCATCCAGGGTGATGTAGCTGATGATGACAAGAAATTTAATGAGATGCTTAAGAAACACGCCAATAGTGTTTCTCAAGCTGTGAGAAGTAGTCAAAAACGTAATACATAAGAAAGCCCAGTTAGGGATTTTCCGTGTGATAAGACAAATATTGTGAAAGAGAAGATGAAAGGGTATAGAGATTGTAATACTCTTCCCGCAATAATTTAACTTTAGGTGGTGAGTATTTAATATTGTATGCAAGCTGTGTTGAAAGAGTACGTAATCTCGATAATGAATAATAACTCTTTACGATGGCATCTACTTCTTTTTTTGGGAGTGATGCTAATTTTTCTAATTGGGAATAATATACATCATCATGCAAATAAGAAACGGCAGTTGCTACTCTTTTAATAGCTTCTGTATCTTCAGTTGGAAGAGGAATACATATTTCATATGTGCCTAACACCTGAGACTCATCGCCACCAGTAGCAAGAGCTAAAAGGTTATTGTTGATTTCGCTCAATAAGATTACACGCATCTTAAAAACATCATCTGAACTTTCTTTCCATTTATCATATGCGTTATAGCCTATTTGGCCTGCAAATAACAACATAGCAACGATGACGGATGCAGCCTGCCAATCAAGCCTGTTAAAAAAAATACGAATCGAGGTTTTTAAATAAATAAAGAAAGAAGATATTCGAGGTAACAAAATGGCATCCTTTTCAAATCAAATAAAAGTAACGAACTTTCAAATTAAAAGTACTGAACCGATCTATTCTAATCAAACATGGACAGGTCAACGTATCATGAGAAGTACTGGAATTCAATACTATCAAATTCAGTTCACCCTTAATTTTAATCCTGCATCACTAAATGAAGTGAATAGCTTTTTAGCTCAATATGCACAGGGCAAACCTTTCACTATGTCATTGGGGCTTGCAGGTACATATTACGGTAAACAGACTGGTGCAGTAACCGCTACTGCTCTCACTAAACCGGGTAATATGGTTGTACCTATCAGTACTAACACATTAGCTGTGGGTGAGTGGGTACAGTTTTCCAATCACAATAAGCTATATCGAATCGTAGAACGTACCAGTACTTCAATTACTATTTTCCCTGCTCTACAAAATACAGTACAGGCAAGTGAAGCACTCAAATATAACAATCTCATGATCGAGGCTGTATTAGATCCAGACAATGATTATTCATTGCCTATTGGGAACATCATGAATATTACATTGAAAGCAACGGAGAATATCATCTAATGGACTCAGGTATATATACTAATGCTAATCTTCTTAAGTACTGGAAGTTAGTCAGAGGTACAACCAAGACAAGATTAACACTAATGGAAATTATGAGCTTAGGCGTTAATGTTACTTGTTTTGATGTACTACCAAAAGGTACTAATGGTTTTCACTGGACGGATTCACTAATTGATATAGATCTGGATGGTTATAAGTACATAAGTTTCCCCGACATTATCAGTGGTTCATTACCTTCATATTCTGAACAAAAGGGCATGTCTAATGATGCTATCAATTTTAAAATTAGCAATGTAAACGCCTCGGTTCGTGCTCTTGCCCTTGGTGGTTTCTTGAAAGATGCACAGATGAATATCAAGTTAGTAATTCTCAATCCATATGATAGTACTGTAATTGATTCAATGCTCATGTTTACGGGGTTTATTGACTATGTACAGGCAGTAACTGATCCAAATCAGAAGCAAAACGAAATGACTATATATGTGAATTCTGTCTATAAGAAATTAGACAGACAACCTGCATTAATTGCCGCCAACTCAGTATATCAATCTTACTATAGAAATGATGAGTACTTTAGTCTGTTAGGTCAAGTTAATCAAAATCAGAACTGGAAATACAAGTAATGAAAAATCTACATAATGAAGTAATGAGTATTATTCAGTACTCAATTGATAACCCATATAAGTATGGTGATAACGATTGCAACATTATAGTACTACGCCTTATTGATTTAATTAATGGTACTACACAGTTAACTAATCGCCAGTATTCGAGCATTAAAGAAGGTATAGCAGGTTTAAACAAGGAAGGATGGAACCATACAGGGGAAATTGTTGAAGCGTACTGTAAGCCAGTACAAGCCACTATAGACGGTGATATCTGGTTAGATCCTGACAACCCATTAATTATGGCAGTAGTGGCATCTGGTCGGGTACTTGGAGTAAATGCTGATCATGATGGTTTCGAACTTCAACCAAAACCAACAGAGGGAACATATTACAGAGTAAGGAAACAGAGAGATGGGTAAGAGTTTAGGGGGCTTTTTTGGAGCCATAATTACGGCAGTTGTCGTCGCGGCTGCTGTGTACTTTTCAGGAGGTACAGCATTAGCAGCAATAGGTTGGGGTGCAGCAGCCGGATCTTTGTCATTAGTTGCAAGTTCTATGTTAGGTCAAATCGGGGTTTCTGGATACGGTGATGTAGCAGACTCACTAAGTAGAAGTACTTCACCAACTACTGGATTACCCGTTATATACGGTGGAGAACTACCACATAAAAATGGTGTATCAGGCGGTTCCTTCATCCTAACCGGAAGCATAGTAGCCTGGTACAACGTACCAAATTCTGATTCTCAGTACTTATTCTCAGAACAGGCTGTAGCATTGAAGTGGCACACTGAATTTGGCCACCTGAACAGAGGTGATATGCTCACCTCAGAACAACACAG